CCGTGGACATGAAGTCATTGGTCTTAGTCGTCGCAATGGATACAATATACGATCTATTCCTAAGTTAGTGACAATGATAGAACCTTGTGATATTTTTATTAATAATGCACAAGCAGGGTTTGCACAAACAGAATTGCTATTCGCTATGTATGAAGCATGGCAGACCCAACCCAAAACAATTATAAACATAAGCACTATGATGACATCCTTACCAACGAGTAGCTTGCCTGGTTTAGATATGATGCAATATTATGTTCAGAAAAAGGCATTAGAAGAATCTATTACTCAACTCAGAGGATTGCAGCAATATCCGATATTATGTTTGGTAAAACCAGGAGCAGTGGCAACTCAACCAAACCAACTAAGTCCACGACCATATGCAGATGTTGATGCATGGGCAACACGTATCGTCGATATTCTGGATTCCGGTTCAGATTTAGAAGTTCATGAAATTGGCATTGGAGTTAAGTATCCATGAATCCAAAAGAATATTTGACTAATCGACATTTCTGCCCAATCCCGTGGACAGGATTAATGTATAATTTTGATGGAAATATTAAAAATTGTATTCGAAGTTCATCACCGATTGGAAACATACAAGAAAAACCAATTGAGCAAATTGTAAATAGTGTTCAAAATATTCGTACTCGTTTTGATATGATAATTAATGAGCCTGGTACTCGTTGTTCGCCGTGTTATGAGTTAGAAAAAGAAAAAAATAGTTTTGATATTATTAGTGATCGTGTTTTTTATCTAAAAGAATTAAAATCTGTTCCTTTAAGTACCTATGATCAACCAACTACCTTTGATTTAAAAAAAGTTGATGTTCGTTGGAGTAATTTGTGTAATTTTTCTTGTGTATACTGTGGACCAGAGTATAGTAGTAAATGGGAAAACGAATTAAATATCAAAATTGATAGACCGATGGATAATAAAATCCAACAATTTAAAAATTATATTTTTGAAAATGTTGAAAAATTAGAACATGTATATCTGGCTGGTGGTGAGCCATTATTAATGAAAGAAAACTTGGAATTTTTGCAATTATTAATAGCAAAAAACCCCGAGGTTAATATAAGAGTCAATACAAATCTAAGTAAAGTAGACACACAAATATTTGATTTAATTTGTCAATTTAAAAATGTTCATTGGACGATTAGCGTAGAAACTATCGAAGATGAATATGAATATATCAGGTATGGCAGTAAATGGAATGATTTTTTAAAAAATTTACAAATTGTTAAAAAAACTGAACAAAAAATATCATTTAATATGTTATATTTCTTGTTGAATTATAACTCATTATTTTCTTGTATTAATTTATTAAAACAGTTTGGTTTTCATGATAATAGTTTTATTATTGGTGCTTTAACAGAACCAGCGTTTTTAGATATTAGACATTTGCCAACAAATGTGTTACAATCATCCAAAGAACAAATTCAATTAAAATTAAATGAAAAATCAGGATTTTTACTTGATAATGGACTTCAAAATATATTAAAATATATTGATATGCCTTTTAAAAAAGATTTATCAAATTCATATAAGAAACTAGAAGAATTAGATAAAAGACGCAATTTAGACAGTAAAAAAATATTTAAAGATTTATATAAGGACACTAATTATGGCTAATTGGAAGGTATCAACTTACTACAAAAAATCTTGTGAAGAACACGAATACTACTATAAAGACGGACAAACTATTGTTCGAAAAACTGGTTTTCGTTGGGGTAGTTTTATTGTAGAGACATCAGATGACAATCCTCCAGAATTTGAATTTACCTATGTATCTGGCGGTGACGGTCGTAAAGATAGTATTAATATGTACGATTGTTGTATAAACAATATTGAAAATATTGAATTAGATAATATGATTGATGGTTGTTGGGAAGATTTTGATTTTCCTGAAGATATGGATGAAGAAGAACAAGAAGAATTACTAGAAAGATTTGGAGATTCTAGTGTATATGAAGTTCTCGAAGAAGAAGAGGGATGGACTCAAAACGATACCGAAGCTTGGATTTGGGGTCCTATTCTTATCGAAGATGAGAATGGAAATAAAGTAAAAATTATTTGTGCCGATGATAACGGCAATGTTATAGATTATAAGGAAGAATAATATGGCAACTAAACCATTTGACGCATCAAAATTTAGAAAAAACATTACAAAAAGTATAGAAGGACTTTCAGTCGGATTCAATGATCCAACTGATTGGATTAGTACAGGCAACTACGCACTTAATTATTTAATTTCAGGTGACTTTGACAAAGGTGTTCCTCTTGGCAAAGTGACTGTATTTGCGGGTGAGTCTGGTGCAGGTAAATCGTATATCTGTTCTGGTAATATTATTAAAAATGCCCAAGCACAAGGCATCTTTGTGGTTCTCATCGATACTGAGAATGCACTTGATGAATCTTGGTTGCATGCACTCGGTGTTGATACTGATGAAAGCAAACTACTGAAACTCAGTATGGCAATGATTGATGATGTGGCGAAAACAATTGCTACATTTATGACTGATTATAAAGCACTTCCAGATGGCGAACGTCCAAAGGTGCTGTTTGTCATTGACTCACTTGGTATGTTGCTAACACCAACTGACGTAAATCAGTTTGAAGCTGGTGATATGAAGGGTGACATGGGTCGTAAACCTAAGTCATTAACTGCACTTGTTCGTAACTGCGTAAACATGTTTGGTAGTTACAATGTTGGTATGGTTTGTACTAATCACACCTATGCATCACAAGACCCATATAACCCTGATCCAAACATCAGCGGTGGTCAAGGCTTTGTGTATGCAAGTTCAATTGTTGTGGCAATGAAGAAACTTAAACTTAAAGAAGATGAGGATGGTAACAAGACTACTACTGTAAATGGTATTCGTGCTGGTTGCAAGATCATGAAAACACGATACAACAAACCATTTGAGGATATTGAAGTTCGTATTCCCTACGATACTGGTATGAGTCCATTCTCTGGATTTTTTGATTTACTAGAAAAGAAAGCACTAATTACTAAAGATGGTAATCGTTATGCTTATACTGACCTTGATGGTGTAGTGCATAAGTACTTCCGTAAAGAATGGAACAAAAACGAAAATGGTATTTTTGATTTGGTGATGAAAGAATTTGTTAAAAAATCACAACAAGTCAGTATCGCTATCGAATCTATAGAAGAGGAAATTACCGAATGAGTATTGAAATTGATGCCCTTATTGAGACTTATACCACTCTTAAGGAATATATACCAAGTAAAGAAAGACAAGCTGCATGTGATAATTTAGTCAGTGTTCTTGTTGATATATTATCTGATAAAGAACTTAGGGAATTCGGAAGTACTGATAATTATACTAAAAGAAGTATTGATGAATATCTAGATGACGACGACATCGACGAAGATTACGACGAATTATAATAAATGTGGTATAACAAAATAGTTTCTGATCTTAGTGAAATTCCAAATTTCATTGCTTACTATGAAGGCGAACTTGCAGCCACAAAACGTGATATTCACATAAGTGGTAATGTTGAACGGGCGGTTGCAAATTTACCAGGTATTACAGAACACAGATTCAATCAACTTCAAGAAATGGAAGCAGTATTAGAATATCTTAATATTCAACTTAGAAAAATACGAAAAACACATTTCAAAAAATATCTAGAGTCATACAACCGTGCACTAAGTAGTCGTGATGCCGAAAAATACACAGATGGTGAAGATGAAGTGATTGATATGGAAACAATCATTAATGAAGTAGCACTTCTTCGCAATAGATGGTTAGGTATTATGAAAGGTATAGAAAGTAAAAATTTTATGCTAGGGCACATAGTCAGGTTAAGAACAGCGGGAATGGAAGACGTTACTGTATGACCCCCCAAGAACATGCTCACCAGTTAATAGAAGAATGGAGTTTGTGTTTACATGCTAAACCAAAATCAAATGCAGTGGATATTCAATTAGACAAAGATAGTTGTGAAAAATGGGCGATGCATGTTATGAGAGTTAAATTGTGGGGATCAGAGTCTGAATTAGCAGAAGCATGCTATCAATTAGAATCAAGATTAAAAATTCTTAAAGAAAAAATTATCATAGAGGTATTAACAAATGGCACCGTTTAATAACGTATCGGACAGTCATCAACATAGTTTAGAAACATTAAATATTCTTTATGGATATGATAGTTTTCTTGATAGCTTAGAAGTTATTGCAGATTTTGGTTGTGGGGTTGGACTTGATTCACAGTGGTGGGCTACCTTAGAAACTAGAGATGAACCACCAGAACCAAGAAACTATACTGTTTATTCTGTTGACAAACAGATATCAAAATTTAATCAAGAAATAAAACAATTACCAAATATTAAATTACTAGAAGAAGATTTTGATGTTCCAGGTGATACAATTATTCCGGTGGCTGCTGATCTTATATGGTGTCACGATGCATTTCAATATGTTGTAAACCCGATTCAAACGTTAGCAACATGGAACGCTAGGATGAATGTTAACGGTATGCTTGTATTAATTTTCCCACAGGCTAGTAGATACGAATATAATAGATATCAAAATACGAGTTACAATTGGTGTTATTATAATCACAATATTGTTAGTTTAATGTACATGTTAGCTGTAAACGGTTTTGATTGTAAAGATGCATATTTTAAAAAAGAAGAAAATAATCCGTGGTTGTATGCAGCGGTATATAAAAGTGATATTCCGCCAATGAATCCAAAGACTACTAGTTGGTATGATTTAGCAGAAAAAAATTTATTGAATGAAAGTGTTGAAGATAGTCTTAATAGATTTGGGTATGTAAAACAAGACAATATTGTTACTAATTGGTTGGATAAAGATTTTAATTTTTCAAAAGAATGAAAATAGTACTAGTAACTGGTGGATTTGACCCTCTTCATTCTGGTCACATCGCTTATTTTAATGAAGCAAAAAAATTAGGCGATAAATTAATAGTTGGAATAAACAGTGATGCTTGGTTAATTCGTAAAAAAGGAAAACCATTTATGCCTAGCCATGAAAGAACAATAATTGTTCAGAGTCTTTCTATGGTAGACGGATGCATACTTTTTAACGATGACGACGATACTGCCATAGAAGCAATAAAAAATGTAAAAAATCTGTGGACAGATGCCCAAGTAATTTTTGCAAATGGCGGTGACCGAACAGCCGAAAACATTCCAGAAATGGCAGTGCCAGATATAGAGTTTGTGTTCGGGGTCGGTGGAGCAAAAACCGCCAGCAGCAGTGAATTTTTACAGCGTTGGTCAGATACCAGCAGTCAGGCAGCGTAGATACAAATCTGCTTGACGTTGACGATATTCGATTATGGCAAAAATAATTTTACGCATTTGGTAACCAGTTTCTAGAAGTATGATATGTATACTCTTGCATTAAATGTTCTACATCGGCAGCAGTTTTTGGATTCTTGCTTTCGATAAATTGCTCTATATCGCTTTTGTATTGATTTGGGAACATTTCTCGTAGTCGTTCCACAAGACTTTGAAAGTCCATTATTTCTCCTTATGGGTGATATGTATATTTATACCGCAACGCAACATAAAAACTACTAATAAATAAGACAATAATATTCTTCAATTATGCAAAGACCTACTTTAGAAATAACAACAATGATTGGCTGTCCGTTAATGTGCAACTTTTGCCCACAGGATAACTTACGAGATGCTTACGGTAAAGAATCTCCAAAATATATGTCATTGGATACATTTAAAACTGTGATTAACAAGCTGCCGCAGAATTGTAGGATTGATTTTTCTGGAATGGCTGAAGCTTGGGTCAATCCGGACTGCACCGCTATGTTAGAATATACTTTACAGTCAGGCAGAAATGTTGCTGTGTATACCACACTGTACAATTGGACTGAAAATACTGCACGTGAGGTGTTAAATTTGCTTAACAAACACCGAAAACAAGTCGAAGTGTTTAGTATTCATTTTCCAGACGAATACGGTAATATGAAAGGTTGGAAATATAGTGAAGAATGGGAAAAAGTTTTTCATTTGATGAGTAATGGAGTTCAACAAATGGGAATAAAATTGGAAGCAATGACTATGAGTGATCATGGAAAAATACATCAAGACTTACAGCATTTGGGAATTCAATTATATAATTGGTTTGGGCATGATCGTGCTGGCAGTCTTAATAAAGAGCAAGTAAAAGAACAACCTATTAATTTTATTTCAAAGCACGAAAAACCAATTGTGTGCTCTAAAACAATAAACTACGATCAGCATGTTCTTTTACCAAACGGTGATATAGTATTGTGCTGTATGGATTACGATGCCAAACATATTTTAGGTAATATGGTAACTCAAAGTTA